TAGAGTGCTCTCCTTCCGCTCCTGAGCGGTTGTGGAGCTCGATAGCAACCTCAGGTATTAAGAGACTTAAAGAAGGTGTCAAAGATGTGCGATTAGTCTCTGATAAGATAAGATTTGTAGCCCTCATTTGGAGCAACATGAGAAGCTGAGTATCTTCTTCGCCTGTTAATTTCTTCAGCAACTCTATAGACATTTTAAACTCCTTCTTGTTGACTTAAAGGCGTAGTCTCTCCCGATACATACACTTGAGGGGTCTGAACGGTACTGACTGAGCTATAACTTTCTGGATCATAGCTTTCAGTACCGCCTACTTCCTCAAGAATATCTGATACCGATACGCCATTGCTTGCAAAATTCTCTACAAGCTCGGCATATCGTGTATCAGCAAGGTCAAGCTCTTCGCCCGCAAGTCTCTTTACGTTGGCTTCCCAATCGTAAAATTCTTGCTTGACTTTAACTTTCACTCTTTAGTTCCTCCAAAACTTCTACGGCTTCGGCTTTTGTCAACTTATAAGCGCCTGCTACACCAGCTTCTCTTGCTAGAGCTTTCAACTCTTCTAGAGTTTTGTTCTCTAAATCAGAATACTGGTCAACCTGCTCTTCTTGAATGTAATGACGTCGTAGCAATAAGCTCATATCGCCACCTCTTTCTTACGCTCCACCGAATTTTACAACTCGTGTTGGGTCGTAAAGGTAAACGCCATAGTGTTCATCTCCTGTGATCACGGTAGTCTTCTTCAAGATATCGCGGTCTGTTTCGATAGCCACGTCGCGTTTAAGCAAGATTACAAAAGCTCCGTACTTGTTAGCGTCGTCTGTCTGAGTTTGACTTGGTGACACTTTAACAAGGAAGCCTTTACCTGCTTCAACTTTTTTAGAGCGCACAATTTGTACACCGCCTGCTTCACCAAAAGTACCTGAGATAACAACGTCTGCGCCAATGTCTGAGCCTTTGACCCATTCTTTAGCTACGTTTGTCTTCAACTTGGTAGCGTCTTTTGGATTGATGATAGCTACATACTGAGCATCTTCTTCATCTTCAAAAACGTCACAAGCTTTATCAAGCGCTTCAAGTGTAGTAGGTGCATCATCTACGAATTGTGTTGCTGTTTTCGCTACTGCTACAAGGTCGTTATCAATCTTGTTAGCGATTGCTAAACCTAGCTGATAAGTTGCTTGACCTACTGGATCTCCTAGACCTGACAAAAGAGCTTCATCGGTAATTTCATAACCTTTACCTGCTTTTTTGATGGTCATAGTAGTCTTTTTAGTAGTCAATTGGTCGGGCGTAATTGCTTGGCCTTCTTCAATTTCAGTAGCGTCTCCTGCATACTCCCATGCTGGCACTGTTAAAGTGCTACCTGGTTGACCTTCAAGCTCTGTCTCTACATACGCTAATGGTGTGAATTTAATCAATTTAGGTAATTTAGCGGCTACCATGTCCGCCATTACTTCTGGATTAACCATAGTGGCTAATTTAGTTTGTCCTGCTGTCATTTTTCAATTATCCTTTCAATTTCTTGTAAAGCTCTGGGTTCTTTAGGAAGAGTTCGTTACGGCTCTTATATCCCATGACTCTAAATTCTTCTTTTGTGATACCGTCGCTATCGACTGGCGCTTGTTTCATTGGGGCTCCGCCTTTTAGCTTTTCCTGTACGCCTTTTTGCACGGCTTGCTCCCATGATTTCTGCAATACAGCGACAGACTGTGATACCGTCTCTTCGCTTGTCAAATCAACTACATTTACTAACTCAACAGGTAAGTCACGTTCACTTAGCATTGCTTTAGCTTCTGCGGTCAATTCCTTGCGAGCAATAGCCTTTTCACGGTCAGCCAATTCTTGCTCACGCTGATCCAACTGATATTTCTGTTTCTCATCAGCGTTCATCTTAGCAAGCTTTTTAGCTTCGTTCTCTTTGGCTTCTTGCTCAGCTTCCCATTTAGAGCGCTCGGCAGATAGCATCTTACCGATTTCAGCACGAGTGAAAGTTCGTTCGTGCTTTTCTTCCTGCACCGTATCAACATTTTCTTGAGCGTCGACAGTCTCAGTTGATTCAGTAGATACAGTTGCATTGATTTCTTCTGACATAATTGTCCTCCAGCGATTACGTCGCCACTCGATAATCTCGCTTTACGTCCGGCGACGGAACAGTACAGCTTTTAATGTCATCGGTACAGTTTGGACAATATAAAAACCGCATCGAATTCGACACGGTTTATAGCAATTTACAGTAATTTATAGCAGTCTATTCCTGCAAGTCAAGATGTTGGATCACCTCCTAATCTTTAATGGCGCGATTTGAAACCTTGGCGTAAACATCCACATAAGTCTCATTCTTGTCTCCGTTATGCGTGATTTCTGCATAATCTCCACAAAGTTCGCTTGATGTAATTGTGTTCGTACTAACAAGAGCCTTCCAATTTTGCAAAGTTTTACTAAACCAAACTACAAAGCAGGCTTCTGCTTTGATCTCACGACCTGATAAGCGCGAAAATTCTTGCGATGCCAATTGTTTTGCTTTTTCTAACATTTTATTCCTCCATTTTTTCATATGTTTCTGCAAAAATATCAGGCTTGCATGGATAAAATTCACCTTGCACACCTTTGATAATGTAGTCACCTTCTGTTGCTACCATCAATCCTTCAAGTGTTTCTATTTTTAAAATTGGATTATCTAGGTCAGCATAATCAATCCGAACTGGATCTAATCCTAATTCTGACAATTTTAAAATCGATTCTTCAGTATTTACGAACGGAACCGCCTCAATTACTACAGATTTCTTTCTGTATTTCATTTCTTCAATCCTTTCTTTACACCCTTAATTATTCCGCTGATCACGGCCAGAATAATAAAGATTAACAACAAAAATACCAACCACCCGAAAGCGATTGATACCAAATCCCATATAAACATGCCTTTACTCCTTTCTAAGCATCATTTTTGAGGCTTAGCATTCTTGTCCACCCATTCTTTGAAAGCATCAAAAGTATTCATGTTTTTAAGAGACAAATATTTTTCAACTTCTTCAATAGCTTTATCGACCGATTTGTCGTCAAAACAATAGCCATTGCCCGATAAATCAAAAATTTTATTTTGTTCCTTCTTATCAACAATCCATAAATGTTTTCCGGTCCAAGCACTCTGTGGATCATAACATTTCTTCGATTGTATCTCAAGTCCGTTATCTTCAATCAATTCTATCAATTTTTTATACTTGTTCATTAAAAATCCCTTTCTGGACACGAAAAAAGCACTTAGATTGTTCTAGGTGCTTTAGCCATATTGTACTTCAACTTCGTTCATGATTTCCGGTAAAGTTTTCCCTTCAATCTGTAAAGAAATCAAATCGTCAAAAGAAGATGCTCTATATTCGTTGTCCCCAATAATAACAACAATATCATAAATAGAATTAGGGAAAATGCCACATACTTGACCATTATAATTAAAAGAAGCGTCCCATCCATTATCATATAACGCTTGTAAATCATCTAATATCGCCATAATATATCTTGATTCTCCTTTCTTTCATCGTCTGTTAATTCCCTAGTACTCCTACTAACGAACTTACCTTCATCATCAAATACAAAATCATGAGCATGTTCTCCGATTTTTCCATAAGGATGACGTGCCGGTTGTTTATGGTTTGTAAAATGAACATCTTTCGTTTTAAAACCTCTAGCGTCATAGTAAGTTCTACCAAGGACATCTCCGTTTGTAGCATTATGCTGAACTACACTATTAGGCAAACCTCTTTTGCCAGGCGGAGTGTGTCCAATTGTAGTCCCTGATACACTTACTATTGTATCATTTTTAATAGTTTTATCAAACGCTTTACGTTTTACAGACTTACCTTTTTCATCCACATACTTGCTATACCACTCTTTATAAGTCATATCAGCAGGTACTATCTCGGTCTTACCTGTCACTGGATTCCTTGCTCTGCGCTTCAGCTTGCTGTAATCTGCGTCCTCGTCGTATGCGACAGTAGTAGACCTACACCAAGGGTGCATAGGCGGACAATTGACGCCAGGGACAGCCTTATCCCTATCATAGACCTGATTATCATGTTCTTGGCAAATGCGGGATGTACGCTTGTCTAAGACAGCCACGAAGATATACTTCTCTATATCTGCTTCTTCATAGCTGAGTAGTTCCATCTGGTTATGAAAAAAGGCTGATTCTGTTCGAACCAAACACCTTGCATCGTTCTGACCTACATTGAATCGCTCAGCAATTGCTTGTGCAGTTTCTCGTGTACTTCGACCGGTCATTAGACTCATGAGTAGTTCATCTTTTATGCTAGAAGTAAGCTTCCCCGTATTCTTCCAGATGTCTGTTGAGTACGTACTTCCGTCCCCCACCCAACTGAAAGACTGTAGATGTTTAATCTCGCTCTCAGGAAGCCCAGAAAAGCCATATGCTAGCCCCGTCTGCTGCTGCAGGTCAAAGGTAGCCTTGTAGTAGCTATCCTTCATCAGGTCGCTATAAAAGGCATCTGAGCCTGTCTTCTCTGAATGATAGATAGATTCACGCATACGGTCTAAATCGTCGCTCAAACGTTCTAGGCGCTTCATACGGAAAGAATAAGCTGGACTATCTAAGTCAGCTAGTAATCTTTGGATGTTCGGGTCATTCGGTCTAGCTTCAAGCACCTTACGAAGTTCGTTCAAGTCCTTCTTGTCTTTCATGTTCTTCAAGACTTGTCTAGCATCTACCTGACTTAGACCATAATCACGTTGGAATTTATCGAAAATCTTATTGATTTCCTTATCCAAGTACGTCTTAGCTTCTTGATAGACTCTATCGAACTGGTCCGCCTGCTTTTCGGCCTTGTCCATCTGCTGGTAAATCAGATTGGCTTTCCTCTTCGCCCAGTACTCCTGATTCTTCATCCTCTACCTCATCTTCGGGTTTCGTGTTGTCTTGGTTGAACATTGGCATGTCTTCCATATTCTTCTTTTTCTCCTCTTCCAAGGCTTCCAGTTCAGCGTCAGGGTCTTCCACAAACGGCAAGAGAGAAATAAGCTGCCTGTTGGTCACTTTGCCTTCCAAGTTGTTCACAATCTGAGAGATTTCCAGTAAGTTCTTAGGCAAACCACGGCTGAATTGTGGGACGATTGAATGAGACTCTAGTGCAATCTGCTTCATACCCAAGTAATGAGCAAAAATCGCAATCCGTTGGCGCAATCCACGCTTGTAGTTCGCTTCCTTGGTCTTAGTAATCATCTCAAGGCCCATCAGCTTGAATTCCATAGCTACGCCTGACGTATTGCCCGCGAAGTTCTCATCAGTCAAGTTAGGCACATGGCTGAATGTGTAGATATCCTCTTTCAGAGCTGTACGCAAGATTTCAGTAGCACTTTCATCCAGCGTGTTCTTCAAGAACTCAGCTCTTGCACCATCGCCCGGCAATTCCAAAAGACCTTCTTCAGAAAGAATCTTCATCGCTACCTTAGCGTCTTCTGGCGTGTCTGCTAGCTGCGTGCCATACAAGACAAGGATAGACTCTACTGCCTGCTCCTTGTCATTGACACGGTTACCCATCAAGGAATTATAAGCATCGATTAAGCTAATCTGTTGCTCGTAGTCGCCAATCGCAAAGTGATTGTTGCGATATTCGATAATTGGGATTTGACCAAGGTTGTGGGGTTCTACTTGCTCGTTCCGAGTTGTTCCTGAATCTGTACTTCTCAGCACCATGTGATAGTGCAGATTCTCAGTAAAGACCTCTGCCTGGTACTTAGTAGTATCTTTCGTATCATCTTTGACTTGGTAGTAATAGACCGCAAACAAAGGCTTCCGTTCAATGCTATCATCGTATACCATGAAAGTATTTTCTGGATCAATACTAGTTGAATCCAACTCAGTCAATCCCTCTTTGGCATAGATGTACTCATAAGCACGACCATAGATAGCCATGTTCAAAGCATTCTGAGCATCTACTTGGTCAATCTCAGCACCGTCAAACGCTGTAAGTAGTTCATCGATATCACCGTCGGCGGTATTGTTATACTTGATAGGATTGCCCATAAAATAGCCCGTAGCCGTGTCTGCGATATCCTTGGCATGATTAGCTACCGTCTTGTAATTGGGTGCGTTCACATTGCGTCTTGTGTGTTTTAAGATAGCATGCTCACCCAAGTAGTAGCTTTTAAGCTTCTTCAAATGTGAGCCTTCAGTGCTATGTATCGTTATCAATTTATAAATCAGGCCTTTCTTCAAAGAACCCTCATCATATCCATCCCGTGGATAGGTTAAATATTGGTACATGTCTTTCCTCTCTATAGACCATAATCAGAACGTCTGCGGACGGTTGCTTTCCCACCCTCGATACATTGAAGGCTATAACGTAGCGCATCCATCAAGTGGTTGTTTTTATCTTCTGGTTTATTCAACCAGTTTCCTTCTTTGTCCCGCTGGTAGCAGTAACTATAAAATTCATCCATGATGTTTTTACAATCTGGATGCACATAAATAGCGTATCCTTGTAACTTGGACACGCCTGCCATAATACTATCCTTACCTTTGCGACTCTCTTTAATTCGAGTTATACCGTGTTCTGACCTCAATTCCTCAATCAGTCGTAATTCAGCGCTATCAGCAATGATTTGTGAGCGATGATAACCTTTGTCTTTTATCATCTTCGCAACTTCTTTGGTTATCAATCCAACTTTGTATGCCTCATCAAAGACATAGATTTCTTTCGTCGTGTCATTTATCAACGAACAACACAAAGCGGTTGGATCGTGAGTAAAACCAAAGTCTAGACCGATACATAATTTATTAGCTGAATCTTGTAGTAGTTCATCTTTATTGAACTCCTTGACAGTCACGTTCTCGTATATTAAACCTTCAGCAACTCCCCATTCGCCATCACAGACAATTCTCGCACGTCTGGGGTTCGTATGATACAAATCCTCATAGCGTTTGATATCGACTTCATCAAGCCACTCATTGCATTTATAAGTGGTTGTAGTAGCGAATGTGTCAGCTCGTCTCGTCTCTTCATCAAAGAATACACGTTTGAGCCAGTGCCTCTCGTTCCACGGGTTAAATGTGACCGTGATTTGTTTAAAGAAATCAGGTACGTCTAAACTACCACGGATGGACTCAACAACCGTACTAAACTTGTCTTCAGTTTCGATTTGATACGCTTCCTCGAACCATGCCCAGCATAGACTACCGACATCGACCGTAATAGATGTGATTTTCAGTTCATCATCCAGACCACGGAATAGAATCTTTTGTCCAGTTTTTTTGACAGTTATTTCAGGTAAAGACTCATTAAATTTAAATAAATGAGTCACACCTAACACATTACATGCCCACTTGAAATCCGTATAAGTCGATTGTTTATTCGTATTCGAATATCTACGAATGACAAGCAAGTTAGCCCAGGGATATTTTAAAAGACGGATAACATAATTTAAAGCGGTTGTCTTGGACTTCTTCGAACCACGAGACCCTTTTACAACTCGATAAAGATTTCTTGAGCGCCAGAACTGTCCGTATCCACCGCCTACTGTCTTAGGTAGGTCAACAACAATATCGTTCTGTTTAATCTGGTATGTCTGACTCATTTGCAAACACCACCGTTCCAGAAACGTCTGTCTCTACTTTGTCTGTCCAAAGCCTATGACGTTTGCCTAAAAGTTCGGCTGCTTTGATTCTATCTTTTGCTCCGACATCGATATCCGTAATCGTTTGACCTAATTCTCCTATGCTTATCAAGGTCTGTTCTTGCGTTTCTCCTCGCATGACTGAAGTTAGGTAACTAAGGACTTCTTGCTGATCTGCAATTTTTTCAGAATCAAGTTGTTTCAGTCGTTCATCTATATAGCTTTTAATCTTAGGATTCTTTAGTAACTTATGTCCTTCGACACCTGCCACCCTATCACTAGAAGCACGATAACCTGCTTTCTTATAAGCTTCCGTCGCATTACCTGAGATGATGTACTCATCTGCAAATCTCTTTTGTTTTATTCTCAATCCACTCAATTTTCCATCACCTCCAATCACAAAATCAAAAAAAACCACACGATACGTGACCTTCTAATAAGTTAACGGCGATGTCCGGAATCGAACCAAGGGAAACATAGGAGAAAAAATCACTTTACACCTGTCACCGCCAAAACGAGGCCGAAACCTCGGAAAAATATAATAAAGTATAAAGGAGACGTCAATTGACCTATCACTTGACAATACTATTCTACCATGTAAAATAAGCCATTTCCTAGCAATTTACTTGCAAATATCTCCCAAAAATTTACGAAAGACAATCAGCTTACCTTTTCGATAGGCTTCCGCAAATTCCAAAGCACCTCTGCTAAGCATGCGGTAGAACTCACTTTCAGAATAGCCTAAGTCCATATAGATAGCCTTGTCTGATAATTGGATTTTCATATCCATGTACTTCTTTGCGATAACCTGCCGAACATATGGATCCATAATGCAGTTCACAGCTCTCTCAATTTCCAAAACCTCTGCCTCTGCATCCACATGTTCGATAACCATATTCTCAGTAGCTGTGTTCTTACCAGTAAATGTCTTTGGTTCAAATGAGTAGGTCGTTGTGATTTTAGGCAAATACTCAGCGCCTGCCATTCGGACATACGAGCGATAACTCTCTAGGACGTCATAGACATTTTTCTTGGTGAATTGCACGTCAACTTTTTTTAACAACCTCACAACATAGCTCCTTTATGATATAATATTTTTAGCAAACATATCACAAAGGAGTCAGCTGTGCTGGCTTTTTTCTTGCCTTGCTCCGTTTTTAGGTGTATACTGTATGTATACTAAATAAAGGAGAAACAAATGAATACTGTTAAAACTCGTAAGGTTGGGAATTCTGTCACTGTGACCATCCCAAAAACACTCAACGTTCCAGAGGGGCAGGAGATGTTTGTCTACAAGGGTGTAGATAATGTCATTGTCCTAGCTCCAAAAATTCCAGACCCATTTAGCGGCGATGCAGACCTACGCATGGAAGATGACTTCGAGGGGGTAAGATTCCTTGACAGCGAAATATGATTACATCCCAGAAAAACAGGACATCATCTGGATTGACTTCGACCCGTCTGTAGGACGTGAGATTCAGAAGCGCCGTCCTGCTATTGTCGTCTCTCGTAGAGAATATTCGGAGCGGACTGGATTTGTGGCTGTATGCCCTATTACACACGGTCAAAGCAGACTAGAAGAACAAGGCCTGCTCGTTCCTGTGCGTTCCAATAAGGTAGATGGCTCTGTCAATCCACTCCAACTCTATACTTTTGACTTTAGAGAGCGAAAGGCTCAAAAAATCACAACCATGGATACAACCAGTTTTCAGAAGGTTGTCCAACTCTACAATTTCATCTTCGAAGCCTAGTCCTTATGGATTGGGCTTATTTTATTCTTTATTCGTGATCACACTACCTGCACCGTTAACAGTGACCCAGCCATGTTTCTCTCTGGCTTCTGCTTCTTTCATCCGGATAAGATTATCTGTGATTGAATCTGACTTAGCTTTGTTTGCCTTGGCCTCACCTTCTGCTTTGATGATACCTGCGTCTGCTTCGGCTTGAGCTTGAACTTTCTTGGTATCGGCTTCAACCTTGGCTTTCTCCTGCTCCTGTTTAGCTGTATCTATCTCCTTTTGTTTGACCGATTCATTTTTGATTGCCGCTTCAATTTCATCGCCTGCATCTTGGTCTGTGATGGTAAAGGATACAAACTCCAAATCGTAAGACTCAAATTTTTCTTTTAGAGCCTTATCAATCGCCTCATAAACTTCAGTACGCTTGTCACCTAGCACATCATAGATATCGTAATTTCCTGTTACAGATTCAATAGCGCGCTGAACAGCAGGAGATACTACACTATTATTCACGTTTTCTAAGTCTGTGTAATTAGAGAAGACCGTCATGGCTTTTTCCTTGTTTACACGATATTTTACATCGATATTAGTATTTAACCATTGACCATCTTTTGTCTGAGTCGTGATTTTCTCCATTGTTTTTGTTTGAACAGAAGTGGAGAGAGTGTAAACCTTGTCGATAAATGGCATTTTTAGATGATATCCTGTTTGCAGGGTATTTTCTTGAACACCTCCAATCGCGCTAACCTTAACTCCAACTGTATTAGCTGGGATACGCTTCACGGCCGTGAGACGAAAAATCCCAAGTGAAGCAATTGCTGCAACTGTAATGATACCGCCCTTAGCAAGTTTTGTAAGTGTCATTTTTCCTGTTTCGTGATTGTATTGTGTAAACATTGTTTTTACTCCTTTTTTAAATTATTTTCCCATCAAAAACTAGTGTTATTGTACCTGTACCATCTTTGTGTTTAGATACTAAAGCACGACAATATGAGCCTAATTCAATACCCTCAACTGTGATACTGCGCTTTATCCTATCAACATTGATGATTGTTCCCATTAATGTTTTAATTCTCATGTTCCATCTCCTCGATAAGCCAGTCAAGATTCTTTCTGGCTTTCTTCAGGTCTTCAAGACCGTTTTTCTTCTGGAATCGCAGTTGATACTTCAAGGCATTTCCAAGATAAAAGCCTTTCAGCTGTTCTGGTGTCATGAAGTTCCTCAAAACATTGATAGATTCCATGCCAAATCTGCCTTGGTAGTGGCTTGGTTTGTTTACGTTGTCAATTATTTCTGGGTTCATTATTTATCCTCCAAAAGATCTGGGTTTTCGTAGATGTTGCCGATGATTTCAAACGGATATGTGTTATCTTCAACCAATTCAGCTAAAGGTTCCTGTTCGTTATATTTTTTCGACTCGAACATAAATAAAGCATGCTCTTCATCCCAAAATATATTCAAATTTATCACTTCATCATCAGTTTTGCATGCCAAAATATCCCCCTCAAAGATTTCCCTGCCGTTCTTGTCTTGCAATCCTGTTGAGCGCATGAGTTCGATTTCGTCAAAATCATAACAATAGATATCTCTATCGTCTGGTAAACCATTCTCAAAATAAACTTGTTGTGTCATGACCACTTCATTCTCATAGTCAATAGCAAGAAGGTCATCTGTTTCAATCATACGTTTTTCTGTTTTTATCCACACTCTAAATTTCGGTATCATACCAAATCCTCCTCTTTGACAAACGTACCGTCAATCCAACGACCCTTGCGGTCTTTGATTTCTTGGTAAGCCAGTTCAAAACATTCTTCGAAGCTATAACCAAGTGCTTTGCTGATTATCCTTAAATAGCGGACTGCATACATCAGATTATACCTGCACAATTTCTTGTCTGCTAAATCTTGCGATAACTGAAACTCGCTAATGTGAACATTCAAAGATTTAAAACACTCCATAACTTCTTCTTCTCTGAAGATTTCAGAATCCTTGAATATCCCTTGCACATCCTCTTTTATCAACAAGGCCAACCCGACAATTACGACTGCACAGTCTCCAATGCTATCTTTAGTTAGTTGCTCATTCTTCTTGAGATAGCCTGCGCATAACTCTCCGAACTCTTCGCTAAGTTTTAAAGACTGCTTATCTAGTCGTCCACCGTTTTCAAGATCACGGTCAATAAACCATTGTTTTACATTTTCTAGTGTAGTCATCTGTTTCATTCCTCCTTATCTAAAATCCATGCAATATAGATACAAATCAGAGCAAGTATAATGGAATCTGGAAAATTCCCTCTCACTCTACCTAAAATGATAATTTCAAGTATCTTCCAGAGATAGTCCAATACAATAAAATGGACAAATTGAGTTAAGAAAAAGTTATACTTTCCATTAAAACGAACTTTCACAACATCACCTCATCCCCTACTCTAATCTTCTCAAACTGCTCTCTAGTGACTACGAAAATCCCATAATCTCTGATAGTCACTGTATACAACTTGCCATATCGTCTTTTCTCGACGACCTTACCAAATATCTCTGCGCCTGCGTTATCGGCTTTATAGATGATAATTGGGCGCTTTTCTTCCAGTTTTTTAATGTGGATGCTCTGCCAGATGTTTAATCCAGCAGACAATAAAATCCAGATAGCTATGAATCGTTTCATATTACCACCTCATATATAAATACTTTGTGTCAATATCTTGTTCTAAAATACACTCTTTCAATGACTTCAAAACATCTAAGGCACCACTGACTGTTCCCCATCTATTTTCAGGTTCATACTGCACATACTTTTCAGGGTACCGTTCTAATTCAGAGATACCGCGTTGAATGTTATCTAAAACATCAGCGATGTTGTACGTAGTTTCTTGGTCAAAATCCCAATCCATAGCAATTCTAAACATCTTCCCGAGATTGTAGGTCGGAGAACTATATCTAGGTTCAGCAATACGGATATATTGTCCGTTTTCTATTTTCGCTAAGATTTCCAAATCATAACTCATCACTCCACCTCCCCAACAATATCCAGCTCCATCAATAACTTATCTACCGAATCTTTAGTGATAGAAATATGACGTTCTCCGGCACTGTAAGGCGTTCGTAGAAATAAGATGTTAGGACCTAGACAGATGCGACTAATATCTTCTATATTGATGAGTTCGTTTTCGACAATCCCTCTGTAACAAGATTGGATTTGAATAAATTTCGCCATTTATTCCACCTCCTCAATCTCAATCCCTGGACAATCGAATACCCAGCCGAAGCCAGCTTCTTCTAGTTCTTTACGGGTGTGTTCTGAACGAAATTTTTTATCTAGTTTTATATCCGCTAACGTCCAAGCGTCAAAGCGTTTAATAAAGGTTAAGTAACTATATGCTGATTCAATCCATTTAAACCTTACATAATACCTTTTCTCTTTCTCGACCTCGTAGCCGTCAAGCCATGCACGAGCGAAGAGATCTCTGTTGGATTTCTTTTGATACCATTCTGTAAATTCCTGGCTTCCATTGCTACAAGCATAATGCAACGCATCCTCTAGTTCTGGACTATGTTCTCTTGCACCCTCAATCACATCATCCACAAACTGCTGAACTTTGACTTTTTCTGGCTCGTCTAGTTGTTTGATTAGATCAATTGCAGTTTCGGTCGGAATGCCTTTGACTACAGTTCCAAACATATTCAAACCATAAATCCCGATTTCTTCAAATTCTTTAATCAATTCCTGCTTATTCATCTTCCAACTCCTCAACTTACCTTGTGGTTTTCCAGATTTCCAAATTCTTGGCCATGGTTTACAAAATATGAACCAATCAGTATTGCGTCAGCTTCATCGTCTTTGACGTTCAGGTCGAATTCATCAGACACCTTAGCAACGGCCTGTAGCTTCATTGATTTTTTACTTCGGTCCTTATAGCTAAATTTCCAATACTTGCGCCAGGTCGACACGTTCACGAAGTACACATTGTCAGCAATCAGTCTGCCAAGAATGATACCTGTAACAATTCCAATACTGATCATAGACTGCTGATTTGGCCCCATTACCGAGTTCTTCTCGACCACAATCGATTCAAAATGGCAGTCGTACTTCTGGAGCGCCCTTGATTGAATCGCTCGCAATTCACTAGCCATGAACCGCCCACGTTCAAAGAATGACTTGCTTTTATGCTTTAAGACACCACTCTGGACAAGTTCAGAGCCGTGAAATATGGCCCAACCTGTCGCAGTAGTCGAAATGTCTAACGATAATGTCAGAGATTTCATTGCAGCTCTCCCTTGATTCCACAAAGATCGAATAGATTTCGCTTGTTGTTCTCGATGAACTCAAAGAACTTCTGAAGTTCGGCTAAGTGGCGTTTCTCCCTCTTGACTCCAAGGCTCGTATGATACTCTGTTGGCGTTTTCGGTGTTACCCTGATGTCTAGCCAATAGAGAGGCTCGAACACGTCGCCACTTGTATCAAGAGAAGCATCTGCGTCCGTATTTCTGAAATGCATCTGCATATCATATTCAATCTTGTT